GGAACATTCTGAGGAACAAAGTCATCGTCATGACCGGGCTTACTATAGTCATAAGCAAACTTTCACAAGAAGATGTTCGACTTGCTAATAAATGGAATATACCACTTGAAGTATATGCCGCTGAAAAATTAAAAGTTGATAGTTCAGACGGTGAGTACACAGATGTATCATTTGGCCGAGGGAGTTAAGACATGAACACACGAAAGAGCGTAGCACGTTCAGCCAGTACTAGAGAACAGAATACAAGAGAAGAAACCGAGTGGACATATGAAGAGCCTAATGCCCTTGAAATTCCTGATCCAGTAATCAATAGATTTACTAATGAAGGAATGTCATTACGTTGGATTCGTATAAATCTAAAGGGTGTAGACGATTACCAAAATGTTGGTAAGAGAATGGCAGAAGGATGGACATGGGTTACTCCTGATGAAGTTCCAGAAATGGCAGTATCTTCTATCGTGCAGGAGAATGGGCGATATATCGGAACAGTCTGTCGTGGAGACTTGGCATTAGCTAAAATGCCTACCGGAAAAGCAGAAGCCCGCACAAGGTACTTTGAAAAGAAGGGTCAACAGTTAATGCATGCTGTGAACTCACAACTAGAAAACTCTTCAGATTCAAGAATGCCTATTAGTAATAACAGTAGGTCTACAGTAACTAGAGGTCGAAGACCTAACTTTCAAGAATAGTTATTGTGGACTGCGTAAACATGGAGGAGTGACATTATGTCTACTACTAAAAACCTAAGAGGTTTCCTTCCTGCTCGCAAACGTGGTTCTGGTACTAACTCTACAGGTTTTGATGAGCTACCAATCGCATCTGGTGACGCAAGAAATATCTTTACAGGTGATCTTGTAAAGACAAGCCTTGGTAATGTAGAACCAGTCTCAGCAGACGCCGACTATGCAGACGGTGTTTTCATGGGATGCCATTACGTTGCAAACGGGGAACCTAAATACAGCAAGTATTGGCCCGCCAATACAAGTGCTACAGATATTAAAGCTTTTGTAGCTACAAGTCCAAGCAATACTTACTTTATTCAAGCAGACGCTTCTTGTTCTGCTGGCGATATTAATACAGTAAACTTTGGATTAACTTTGGGAACAGGAAGCACCTTTACTGGACAGTCTGGTTTTGGTGTTAAAGCTGCAACAAGAAATACCACTATTCTTCCAGTAAGAGCTATTGGTGTTCTTGATGAGCCGGGTAACGATATTACCGTTGCTACGGAAAGAGCATTTCCTGTTCTAGAAGTTCGTATTGTAAAACATGTTGATGCTGTTCTATCAGCACCATCTGGCATTTAAGGGGGGTTTGAATTATGGCTATTAATAGAGCTAGTATAGCAAAAGAACTTCTCCCCGGTCTAAATGCTGTATTTGGACTAGAATATGGAGAAGTTGATAATGAGCATGAGCCTCTATTTGAGGTTGAAAACTCAGACAGAGCTTTTGAAGAAGAAGTTCTGTTCACAGGCTTTGGCACTGCACCTGTTAAAGGTGAAGGCGCTGCAGTTACTTACGATGAAGCAAGTGAAAGTTACGTTGCTCGTTATGTAAACGAAACGATTTCTCTTGCCTTTGCGGTAACGGAAGAAGCTATGGAAGATAATTTGTATGATACTTTTGCCAAGCTTAGAGCAAAAGCCCTTGCAAGAGCAATGGCTAATACTAAGCAGGTTAAAGCTGCAGACATCTTCAACAACGGTTTCACTGATGTTGCTGCCTATCATGGCGGCGATGGTAAGCCACTTTTTAGTGCTACCCATCCAACAGTCAATGGAACACAATCAAATCTTCTAGCTGCAGCAGACCTTTCGTTTGCTTCTCTAGAAGCAGCACTTACCACCATTCAGAAAATCGAGGATGACCGAGGTATTCTTGTTGGTGGTTCAGCAGTGTCTCTTCATGTTGCACCTGATAACTGGGCAACATCAAACTCATTGCTTAATTCCACACTAATCCCCACCTCTGGTACTACTGCTATGGGTGCAGGACTTGTGGCAGCTTCAGGCTGGAATGATGTAAACTCAATCCAAAGCATGTCAATGCTTCCAAAGGGTTGTTTCATTAACCGTCGCTTTATTGATACTGATGCTTGGTTCGTTAGAACAAATGTTCCTAATGGTGCTAAGATGTTCACTAGAGCGCCACTACAGACAAAGATGGAGCCAGACTTCGATACTGGTAATCTTCGCTTCAAAGCTAGAGAGCGTTATAGCTTTGGTTGGTCTGATTGGAGAAGTTACTTCGGTAACGCAGGTTAAAATAAATATGGTTAGGAGGGAGAAGAAATTCTCTCTCCTAATTATTTAGGAGATTTAAATGTCGAATATTAGAATGGCTCAAGTTGCAGGTGGTGCAGGAGGCAATGGTCTTTTTGTAGATGCTATTACAAGTACAACTATATCTGATACTAGAATACAAGTCTATAGCTTTGCAGTTACTGCAGCATCAGAAATGGTGGTTGGTGATAGTCTTGGTGCTAAAATAAAACATGCGGCTTTAGCTGCTAATACAGTAGACAATGTTTATATTGGTGAGATTGGTATTAAGTGTACTGGTAATGTTTCATTAGCTGGTGCTAGTAATGGTGGCAAGTTTTACATTTATTATGGATAATTAAATGCCTTCTTATAGTGATCTTGTATTAGATATTCAACGAACCGCTGAAAATGATTCACAGGAATTTAGTGATCAGATTCCTGTGCTTATTAATAAAGCAGAGTATCGTCTTATAAAAGAGTTAGATGATGTTGCATTAAACCAAATAACATCTATTACTACGCAAGCAAACAACCCACTTGTTTCTATTGCATCCGATACAAGAATTATAAGAAATATTAATATTAAAGTTTCAGGTTCAAAAATTAATCTATTACAAAGAAGCCAAGAGTATGCATATGACTATTGGCCTTTTGTGTCTTCATCAGTTGGAGAACCTAAATACTATGCAATGCGGAGTAATACACAAATTTATATTGTGCCTACTCCTGCCTCTGCATATGATACAGAAGTTGTTTATGTGGCAAGACCCACTACTCTTACATCTGCTGCACCAAACAATTATTTTTCAGACTTTTGTTACAATGCCCTCTTCTATGCATCAATGATTGAAGCATCTTTATTCAATAAAAGTTTTAACACAGTAGCTGCATGGCAAGCTGAACTTAAAGGTTCTATTGATTCTCTTCGTAATCAGGCTAGAAGAAACAGGCAAGACAATATGGAACTTAATACAAGTCCAGCAGGTAGTGCAAACACAATTATTCAAGGAAGTAGTTAGGAGGGTATTATGCCACTTATTAATAATAAAGGCTATTCTTACGACGCAAAAGGTTTTAAGAAATATAAAGAAGACAGAGAAGCTTGTACAGGGCGTCCTACCGGACAGGGTTATGGTGCTGCTAGAAAAGGCCCAGCAGCTACTGGCGACTCTATTCGCTTTGATACTGTTGTTGTTGATAACAAAGAATACGATTATACGGTATAAGGAATAATATTATGTCTTCAAAAATTGCTGGATCATTAGTTAAAAGTGTAGTTAAGAAAGCTAAAAAAAGAGGTAGAAAAGGTAAAGGTCGTAAGGCTATTTCTCCTGAAATAAAAGCTAAAGCAAAAGCTGCTGGTTTTACTTCTGTAAAAAAATGGGAGGAAGCTGGAAAGCCGGGACCAAAAACAAAACAAAAAGCAGGAACTGCTAAAAGAAAAGATACTGAAATACCAAAAGGTAAAAGAGGTTCTGAAATTAGAAAATTAGAGCGTCAGCAAAAAGCTGATAATATGGAAGCAAGCGGTGGTCCTAGAAGAAGAAAGGTTGGTCCTGATTATCTTGATGAAAAATTTATGGTAGCTGAAGGTGTTAATTCTCCTGCTATTTCAAAAGTTCAACCACCTAAAATGTCTGCTGCTCAAAGACGAAGAAGAATTGCTCAAGGTCTTGTAGCTGGTCCAAGAGCAGGACGTAAAGAACAAGTAAGAGATATTGGTGAATATGCACCTCCAGCTTCTCAAACTGCTAGAGAAATGGGTCTTACTGGAAAGATTGATGAAGATGAAATTATGGAACTTGGTGGCTTTGAAATACGAAGAGGTGGAGGCCAAATTAAATACAAGAAAAAAGGTGGTCCTATTGGAGTTGGTAAAGCTCTAGGTGGCTACGGAAAAGTAAGGGGTTAGTATTATGTCTTCAAAGGCTGTTGGATCATTAATTAAAGGTGTAGTTAAAAAAGCTAAAAAACGTAAACCTTACGAGGGTCGTACATCAAAGAAAACTAGAAAGTATACAAAAGGTGGCTCGGCTGTTCAAAAACCTATGAGAGATGCTAAATCAAAAAATCAAAGATATCAAAGATTTGGCGATGGTGAAGATAAAGAAGTTCCAATTCCAAAAAAGAAATTTACAGAAACTGAAGGTACGAGAAGAGACCCTGTAGGAAAAGGTTCTGTAGATGCAGCAAGGGATGTAGGTACAAGAGGGGAGAAGGTAGCTCAAGGATCAAAAAGTGGTGCAAATTTTTTAACTGATCAATCTGCAGTTGGTGGCGGAAGAAAAAGAGCTAAAGCAAAAGTTCAATTAGAAAAATTAGAAAGACAAAATAAACTTACAGCTAAAGAAAAAACTCAACTTGCTAATATAAGAAAAGCTGATAAAAAAGCTGCTGATAGGCAAGCAGGAAAAAATACAAAATCTAAACTTGCTAAATCTGCTGCTCAAAAGAAAGTATCTGCAACTAAAAAAGCTGAAGAAGATTTAACTCATTTTTATCAAACAGGTGAAATGAGAAAAGGTTTTAAACCTACACCACAACAAGAAAGACAAGCTATTAACAATTTAAAAGCTAGAGGAATGTCTAAACAAGCTAGAGAAATTGAAGCTCGAAAAGAACTTGGTGCTAAAGAATTTGTTAGACAGAAAAATAAAGAAGGCAGAAAAAGTGGCGGTCCAAAAGAATTTAAAAGTAGACCAGAAGAGCGCAAGTATGGGGGTAAAATTATGAAAAAGAATATGGGTGGGCCTGTTCGTCAAAGAGTTGGAATGGCATCTAAGATGACTAACAGAAAAGCTGGTGGTCCTGTTCGTCAAAGAGTTGGAATGGCATCTAAGATGACTAGCAGAAAAGCTGGTGGTCCTGTTCGTCAAAGATATTCAATGGCAACTGGTAAGAAATAATGCCTTTTTCTAAGTACAGCCCTAAACAAAAAAGATTAGCAGCAGTAGCAAGTCCAAGGAAAAAAATTACTTCTGCTGATCTTAAAGCTGTGAGAGGAAAGAAAAAAGGTGGAACTGTTAAGAAGTCAACAGTCAATCAGGCAGGTAATTATACAAAACCAACTATGCGTAAAAACCTATTTAACAAAATTAAGTCAGGTAGTAAGGGAGGTAAACCCGGCCAGTGGTCAGCTAGAAAAGCACAAATGTTGGCACAGGAATACAAGAAGAAGGGCGGGGGTTACAAAAGCTAATGGCGCTTACAAAGTCACAGAAAAGCCTGAAGAATTGGACGAAACAAGATTGGGGAACAAAGTCGGGCAAACCCTCTACACAAGGTCCGAAGGCGACAGGAGAAAGGTATCTTCCCAAGAAAGCAAGAGCATCTCTTTCCTCGTCTGAGTATGCGGCAACAACTCGTAAGAAAAAAGAAGACACTAAAAAAGGTAAACAGTTTTCTAAACAACCTACAAAGATTGCTAAGAAAACTAAAGCTTATCGAAAAAAGGGTGGAGCAGTGGCTACTAAAAGAAAATCTACTGGTAAAGGTATGAAGGGGCATACCATTGGTGGAGGGCAGAAAC